CACCTACATAATTAATAGTTGTTTCCCCAATATATACTATATTCTTTAACATTGATATAACATCTTGACCTGCAATAAATCTCTTAGCCAATGGATATAATATCTTCATGGTTTTACCTGGTGCAATGTCTACCAATTACAGTTTTAATCTTTTGCTCTAAATCATCATACATTGTATCTTCAAAATCCGGATGATTAAAAGCATTAATAGTGACCTTTATTGACCCTGTTGTAATTCTAATATCATTAATATTTCCCAATGCAAAAATTTCATTATTTATTTTATCTAATGTTTTTACATCCAACGATTCTGTTGGAAAAATTGAAAATGTTTTAGTGGTCATTTGAACCAGTATCGGCTATAACAATAAAACCAATAATCACGGCTCCGTATCCAAATGCTTCAGCAACAGGTTCAATATCCTTGACTACCACATCTGGAAATTTTTTCTGGAAAGCTTCGAAGCTTTCAATCAAAAGATTAGTAATAGATTTTTCCCTTCTAACTTCAATAGAAAACGTAGTAATAAAATAGACGTTTTTTGATACATGATGAATAAGATAATCGGGACGAAAATCTTTAACAGTAAGTCCATCAGGACCTTTCTCAGTTACTATCGTTCCATTACCATCAACCTGTCTAATAAGTATAAATGAAATAGCACAAGCTACAATAAATAAAATTCCACATTTCCAATCAATATTCCATGTTTTCATTAGTACAATTTTAACCCTGAAAAAATACCTCGATTATTAATAGTAAGAATTTCTTTTCGACATTCTTTATTATTGTATGATACATGAATCCATCCAGACCTCGGGGATGCTTCATGGTAATGTTCCAATATTAATTTATCAAAATTCAAATTTTGTGAAAGCCATAATGCAGTATCATGGTTATCTCGTCCTGGAACTTCTATATCTGCAGCCTGTCCCAATACATGCTGTGATGTATCTTTCGACCCCAACTTCCTATTTAACTCTAAACACCGAAATCCAGAATTAACTGTTACTGGACACCCAAACACATCTCGTAACGGTTGTAATACATACGTTACCAAATCTTTCAAACAAGCTAATTGTTCATCATTCGGTTGATTATCAATATTATAACGAATTGCTAACCTACTTTTTGTCATTTCTCGTAACGAAAAATTCTTACTTAATTTTATACTGGTATTGCCAGTTGGCATATATCACCTCAATTTTAAAGTATTACCAGGATGATTTTTAGAAATAGTTTTCATTCTATCACGAAAATCTTGTGGTAAATTTTTACCCATCCCCATTAATCGTGTACGGTCAGCAATCAAAAGAGTACCAACGTGTTTTTCAATATAACCTATTTCATTACAATTAGGACACGGATCAAATGTTGGTAACATACGTTCATCAATAGATCGAACAACTTCAAATCCGGTATTACATTTCGTACAATTATAATCGTATAGAGGCATAAATTATCTCGTCAAATTCATATTAAATCTTTTAAATTTTGGTTTCCAATCAAAAAATGATTCTTGATGATTCATTTGAAATCCTTTTACCCATTGATAATGATGAACCATTTCATGTCCCAGGGTTTCAATAAATTCAGATTTCTTTGGAAACCACGAATTAATCGCCACACTAGAACTTCCATCTTCATTTCCTTCACATTCACCCCACGCTCGTATTAGTCGTTTAATTGTAATCTTACTAAATGGGGGAAGTGTATTTCTAAATAAACATTCATTCAAAATATTAAACCATCTTGTTACAGCATACTTAGTAGGTCTATAGGACCCTTCAGTTTCTTGTACTCTAGCAAATGATTTCAAAAAATATTCTCTATTAGAGGCCATAAATTAATCCTCCTATTTTTGAATTATCGTTTGGTATAAAAAACTGATCCTGTTGGTCGCCCTGATGTGGAGCGTTTCGCATTTGTAATCTCAATATCTTGTTCCGCTGTTCCAAAATCACCAATGTGAATTGCATCTTCAATATTTGTTTCAACATTATAATCACAATAATAAACATCTCCAAAAAAAGTACATTGATAACGGTCTTGTGTTTCATCCCATTTTAAATGCAGAACTTGATTGTCATATAAAACTTTTATATAAGTTTTTTTCAATGCGCCTATCACTTTAACTTCAACGGCGTCATCATAATTTTTATATAAGCTGGTTTTATTAGACACTTGCTATTTCCTCTTCTTTTTCTTGAACCGGTTGAACATTTGTCTGAATCCCAAACATCTTTGGATATACTTCTTCTACCAAACTCTTTGTTAAATATTTAATTGGGGATTGTTTTTTCAACATAGCAATAAAGACTTCCGATTCAGCTGGGTGAAGTCCTTCTAATATTTGAATTAAAATTTCAGTACGTTTTGCATTATCTATTTTTTCTGCTGAAGCGTTTCCCTTTAAAAATAAATACAGACGTTTCATTTGTTCATGCAAATGAGTTTCATTCAATCCTAATGGTGAATCATTCAAATGATATTCTGGAAATGGTTCCGGCACATGAAATTCATATTTTGGATTGAAAATAAAATCAATAACCCAAGGAAATGTAGGATGAGTAGAATATTTATCTAATATATCTACCCTTGATTTTTTATTTCTCGCTTGTGTAAATTCCTGAAATATTTCTGATGCAAATTTCAAAATAGGCATATTGTTCTCCTAACTAAATTCAGTTAAATGTTCCATTAATAATTTTAAATCATTTTTCATAAAATAGTTTAAAATATCCCTGCCAGAAGCCACTTTCTGATTATTATATACATCCAAGATTTGATCCTTTAAGTCTTTTGGAGTATACGATAAATCTATTAAAAGTTGATTTCTATGATAATTCTTTACAACTTTTTCATCTACTCCAAAATCTTCTGGACTCACTCTACGAATCCATTCTTGAATCTTTTTCTTAGATAATGGCTTTTGCCTCTTACTCTTATTTATAAGAGAATCATTGTCAGAAAGAATGTTTGGAATACCATCTCCAGTATCTCCCTTAATAATATGTTCTTTTATGTATGGAATTGGATTAATTCCATTTAACATTTTCTGTTGTCGAGGACTAAATTGTTGCACATTTTTCTGGATTTGAAGTTGAATAAAATCCTTATCGGATGAAACAATCAGTATTTTCTCATTTTCATATTTATTATATACCAATGTTCCAATAACATCATCAGCCTCAGCATGAGGGACTTGAATGATTTTATATGGAAAAATCTCTCGAATTTCATCAGTAATCTTGTTAATAATATCAAATAACGATACCCAATCAGTTGATGATTCTTCTCGTGCAGCTTTCCTGGATGCCTTATATTCTGGAAAAACATCTTTTCTCCAGGATGAATGAAAATCAGTACAAATAACCAACTCACCATATTTTTTACTGAATTTATTTCGATAATTTCGGATATTATTCAATACCAGATGTCTAATAAGACCTTCATCCAGGTCTTTATTATATTTCTGGGAAATCATAATATTCCCAATCATTACATTTGACCAATCTAATAAAATCATTAGTTATTCTTTCATAAAGTAGTATTCAATTCTGTAACACCTTCAGGTCTGAGAAATCTCCATTTACTCTCTTTTGCATCCCAAACTGTTATTCGTTCTGGATGTTTTGGAACATAAAATTTATCTCGTTCACCTAATGGATGTGCTGTTAAGAGATATTCTCTTTGTTCTCCGTTTTCTTTTTCGTACTGACATCTTGTAGCGTACGTGCGTAGGCACGATAATATTGACTCCCCTGTATATACCATTCTGACTTCCTCCAAGCATTATTATGAATCGGCTGAATAGAAATACCACATTGTCGCAAAAAACGAACTCCCTCTGGATACTTGTACTCAAACAAATAATATACAGCCTGAATTCCTGTTTGATAAATTAATTTAGCACAATCTAAACATGGTGCATGCGTAGTAAATAAAAAAGAACCTTTACCAGATTCTGTTGATTGTGCTAACTTCGTAATAGCATTAGCCTCTGCATGGAGAACTTCATCTTTTGTTTTACCATCAATTTCACAAGTATTCTCCCACCCTGAAGGAGTACCGTTATAACCAATCGAAATAATTCTATCATCTTTAACAATGATACATCCTACTTTAGCACGGTCAGCTGCCGACAACATAGAGTATGTTTTTGCAACTTCCATGTGAGCTAAAATAAATTTCTTTTTCATAACGGTACTCCTGGGAGGGAGGGTGAGTCTAGTTATTCCAGAACTTGTTCAGTTGCTTAAGAGCCTTGTTCTTAGTCGCAAGAGTCCTAAACCAATAGGCTTTACCCTGAGTGTTCAAGAATTTCACATCACCAGTAGCACGTTCTGTATACATGGATACAGACCGAGGAATCCCAGTAATCTCATTTTCACAACGAGTTACTGATCGAGCATTACGTTGCCCAATCTTCGGTTGGCCATGCTTATTGGCAGTGCTTGCATTACTTGATACCATATCAATCTCCTTATATAAAATACAAAATAAAATGATGCAACTCACATCATTCCCCTAAAAGGCTTTTATTAAGAGAGTATTCTCATTTAATCTACCATTGAGAACCTTCTCCTTACACCTGCTATCTTTCAAGCAGTTCTTGAATACCCGTTTCCCACCATCTTTAATTTTCTTCCATAAAGCCTTCGGGTCACGAATACGTTTCTGAATACTTTTTGTCTCATCAAAATTTTGTAATGTGGTGCCTTTGATTTCCAATCCTCGAGGACTCTGAGAATAATAAACACCATAGCGTTTCTTTTTACTGTTCCAAATCCACAACTCTTGAGCTCCGAGTATTGCTTTCGGATGGATTGATTGAACATTATAATCTTTATCTTCTGCTAAATACTTTATCTTTGCAATAATCTTTTCAGCAGACTTTTCTTTTTTCTTTCGCGTCTTGCGAGATGCCTTCTTTGAAGTATAACCAAGTTTACAACCATCAACAATGGATTGTATAAACTTAAAAAACTTCTTTTTCTCTGCTCGTGATAAATGACTATATGCCTCTACTAACTGAGGATCAATTTCTTTTCTATCACGGTCACCATACGTTATTTCATTCAGTTCATCATAAAGTTTGGTGTAAAACGCTTCCAATTTTT